TATATTGGGTCAATCTGCTACAATAAGTTTAAATATGAAACTTGATAATACAGGTAAAATAGGTATAGGAACAACAACACCAAATTATAATTTAGATGTTGATGGTGATATAAACTTTACGGGTGAACTAAGTGTAAGTGGTAGTGTAGGTGCTTCGGGACAGGTACTCACAACAAATGGACCGGGACTTCCACCAACTTGGACGACAGTTTCTGGCGGAGGAGGTGGTAGTAGTTATTGGACACAGTCAGGTACAAATTTATATTACCTACCTGGTTCTGTAGGTATAGGAACACTATCACCATTATATAGTTTAGATGTTGTTGGTGATATAAACCTTACAGGTAATATTTACCTACCTGGTTCTGTAGGTATAGGAACACTATCACCATTATATAGTTTAGATGTTGATGGTGATATAAACCTTACAGGTAATGTTTACCAAGATGGAGAAACGTTTTATGCTTCTCCATGGATATTTAGCGCTACAATCCCCCCACCAATGACTTCACATATTTCGGGTGGGTATATAGTAGTAGGTATTTCACTGTTAAATTCAGGTACCGAATCATGGTGTGCATTTGATGGATCGTCGTCAACTCGTTGGGAAAGTGGTAATAATTATTTGGGAAGTTCTACCGGTAGTTATCACAATAATAGTAATATATCTACAACATATAATGGAAGTTTAACAGTAAATGGGGATTGGGTACAGATAGAAACACCAGATGCTATAATTACAAATAAAATAGATATTTTACCTTATTCTACTAATACTGGGCAGTGTCCCAGAACTGGTAAACTTTTAGGAAGTAACGATGGATCCACTTGGACAGAAATACATAGTTTCATGAATCAAACGTATACACAGGGACAATACACAACTATATCGTTTACTAACACCACTGCTTATTCCGTTTTTAGGTTAGTTTGTGAAGATATGGATTATATTAGTTCAACTTATGACCCTCAAACTGGTGTTACTACTTACTATACTACCGTTATAGCAATAGCTGAAATTAGATTTTATACTGATTATCCAAATATTTATTTTAATACCGGTAAGGTGGGTTTAGGAACAGCATTTCCAAATTATAAACTCGACGTTTCGGGTGATGTAAACTTTACGGGTGAACTAAATGTAAATGGTAGTGTAGGTAGTGCAGGTCAAGTACTTACATCAGGTGGACCAGGTAATGCACCAACTTGGACAACAGTTTCTAGTGGTAGTAGTGGTAGTAGTGGTTATTGGTCACGGTCAAATGGAGATGTATATTACGTATCTGGTTTTGTAGGTATAGGAACAACAACACCATTTTATTATTTAGATGTTGATGGTGATATAAACTTTACGGGTGATCTATTTGTAAATGGTAGTGTAGGTAGTGCAGGTCAAGTACTCACTTCAGGTGGAACAGGTAGTACACCAACTTGGACAAGTCTTTTATGGTCCCAAAACGGTACAGACATATACTATACTAGTGGTAATGCGAGTATAGGAACAACAAGTACAAATGGTAAGTTAACTGTTAGTGGGTCTAATACTGGGAATAACACTAGTTATAGATTCTTTAATTTAGGTACTAGTCAGTTAACATTTGCAAGACTTTCACCAAACTGGAGTATATATGCAACAAATGATATAGGTGCATCTGGATTTTATGCGTTTTCAGATAGGCGTATAAAAAAGAATATAACTGATATAAACGATAGTTCTGCACTCGATAAAATCCGTCTCCTCGAACCAAAAATGTATAATTACATTAACGAAGTAGAGAGAGGTACAAGTAATGTTTACGGTTTTATAGCCCAAGAAGTTGCAAACGTTTTACCATACGCAGTTACGATAGGTGAAGGTGATATTCCGAACATATATACAAACTCTAACGTTATTGTTACTGAAAATAGTAACGTTCTCGAACTTCATTTAGATACACCCGTCGAAGGATTAAGTTTATCGAATACATCTGTTATAAATATTATCACGGATAAAGATACTACCCTAACGTGTAATGTACTTTCATTTTCGGGAAGTAATGTTATAACAATCGAAAATACAGACGAGTTTAGTAATGTCACGAACGCTTTTATAAAAGGTGAACGTATAACCGATTTTCACAGTTTGGATAAAAATGCTATATGGGCAGTTGCAACCGCCGCTTTACAGGAAGTTGATAGACAATTACAGGCTGAAAAAACAAAGGTCGCAACGCTTGAAACACAAGTCGCTGATTTATTAACACGTGTTACAGCTCTTGAAAATAATTAATTTTTACCATTCTGGAAAAAGTCACAATGGTAGAAAGTTTACTTTTACTTTCGTGGAAATGAGTCCATGATCGCTAGGGCAATAACACCCGCAATGAAAAACAACACGACATAATTACACTCGGTATCTTCTTCTCTACCAGTAGAATTTTTACGATTCTCCTGGACTGGGACTGATACCTGTTGTGAAGGCCTCGGTCTTTCAATAGGATCTTCGTCTAAGGGACAATAACCTATCATTTATACTATATTTTACAAATTAATTTCGACTGACTTTTTCTTTCGCCCGCGTTTACCCTTGGTCTGAGAAACTTTCACTTCACGAACGTCACCATCTTCACCTTCACCTTCTTCCGTTGGAGCTTCAGCTATATCCGAAACGTCATCGTCGTCATCGTCGTCTACACTAGGTGGTTCCTGGGGTGCAATACTCGTCGTATTCATAGGTGGTGTTGGTGGCATCATAATGTTACCCATAAGACTCGAAATATCGAAACCAGGTCCCTGCATTTCGCGTCGTTCACCGGTTTCAGGTGTTTGTTGTTGAGATTTCGGAACCGTATTCTGAACCGCGGTCATCATATTCTGAACGAGTCCTGGATTTTGTTTAATCACGTCATTCATATTTGGCATGACGGATTTAAACATACTATTCGTTAAATGGAACATCATCGCCGAACCACCAAGCATCATAATAAGTTTGATTTCTGGGGCAACGTGCATTTTCGTTCTATACTTCACGTATAACTCCTCAAACACTTCATCGTAATCGTCGACGTTTTCCATAACATTTTCAGACCAACCATCGAGTTGAATCTCAAATGGGTTATACTTCTTATTTAAAAATTCAAGACCCGTCGTACACGCAATAAGCATACGTCTCGAAAACTTAATGGATTTATCCACATCTATACTATATGTAATTCGCTTAACTTCGTTTCTAAGTTCGTCTATAGGGGAATAGACATTCAAACGCTTGTTTACAGTAAACCCCTTTTTTTCCAAACGTCCAAGTTTATTAACTAAATCGGCTTTTTCTTCGTCTATTGTTTTAAACCCAGGGGATGGTTTTTCTTCCTCTTCCATGGCGTACCCACCACTACCACCTCCTCCTCCGTACTCCTCGGGTTCGTCATCATCGTATTCACCATAATCGACTGGTTCTTCCTGAATAGCCGGTGCCGACTGGGGTGTTTGCTTATTTGGATTAACAAATGAATCTATGTCTTCCTGAAACATCTGTGGTTGAGGCGGCGTAAACTGTGTCTTCATACGCGTAATTTGTTTTTTCACAGGCTGAGATCTAGGAACTTCAATCTCTATTTCATTCATCAAAGCCTGTTCATTATCATCAAGTTTCATGATATTTGTATCTCTACGATCAAGAATAATCTCTCCGTCCATTACTCTTTATATTGAAACTATTCTATTCTCTTTAACGCACTTTATAAAAAATGTTGTTTCAATATAAATGAAACTTAACTCCACTAACAAAAATACTCTTCGAGCTATGCTTATAGTCGTACTCCTTTTGTGTGTCCTCGCGATGTTTCGTACCAGTGGATACCAGGGCAAAGAAATTGAAATCGAAACTGTAAATACAGGTTCGTTGTTTGACATTCCATCGTCGGAAGAATGTTTGAAAACCGCTTACTATTCGAACAGTGTTGGTGGTGTATGCAACGGCCAAAAACTCGTCCAGGAACAAGCGGGTTATAAGATGAAGTAAAATCTCCGGTATATATAAATGGCTTTAGTGACTAGTCAGTCATCTTTACCTGATTTCGAACACGAGTATCATACGATTACAGTTGATACTATAGGTCAGTTAAGTAAGAATACATTTACCGTTCATCTCCAACAAACACTGGAAAATATCGTTCAGGCGAGACTTGTAGCTGCACAAATTACAACTACAAATTCTAACGTTTGTTATATTTCTGTGAACGAACTCGATACGAATTATTCACAAAGAACATCAAATATTTATGGGTATGAAAATCAGGAAGTTATATCTAAAGTAAACAACTCATTTGGAAGTTTGATAAGTGGTGGTGGCACAGTATCGCAAATTATTTTCAAAGATAACTACCCAGTCGTTCAACAATATTCAACACCTATACGAAAAATAGACAGGTTAACATTTACATTGTTTAACCAAGATGGTAATACTATACAGGGTACAGATGATAACTTTTTTATTTTTAAATTCGTATGTAAACAAAAAAATTTACCATTCGTTACAGGGCAGTAAATAACGCATATTTTTAAACTTTTCTTATTATAAATGTCTTCTGGTATTGTTCAACTCATCGCCATAGGTGCTCAAGATGAACACATTATGGGTGAACCAGAAATATCTTTTTTTACATCAACGTTTAAAAGGCATTCTAACTTTTCACAGTCCGTCGAACAACAGACAATACAAGGGGCTGTGAAAGGTAATTCCATGTCATCTATTCGGTTTGACCGAACAGGGGATTTATTAGGGTATACGTACCTTACTATAGATAATAACGCACAAGCACTCGATATTCAACGCTGGGATACACTTATCGATAAAGTCGAACTTCTTATTGGTGGTCAGGTCATAGATACACAAGATGCCATCTTTACCGAAAAAATAGCTATTGATACATTTGCAACGAACGTATCAAAAAGTGCTATAGGTACACACCCAGGTGTAAGCGCACGCTCGTATTTTTATCCATTTAGATTCTTTTTTTGTGAAGGTCCACAGTGTGCTTTACCCATAGTCTCTTTACATTACCATAACGTAGAATTACGTATATACTGGGGCCCGGATGCAGGTAACTATAACTTTGAATGTTATTCAAACTATTATTATTTAGACAATGAAGAACGCGGTAATCTCGTTTCCCGTAACCACGATTTAATTATTACACAGGTTCAAAAAAGTATTCCATCCAATGAATTAGTTCAAGAATTGACGTTTAACCACCCAGTTAAGTATATTGCATCTTCAGATACA